GTAATTGTATTAGGACGCGGCACTGAAGGCTGCGGCGTAACTCAGTGCGCCATTCAGATGCAGAAAGTAACTAATGCAACGATCTTGTCAGCTAATGACAAAAAGTGGGGTCGTGCAAAGGGACTTGATATTGAACAGACAGAAATGTCTGTTGGCAAAGAATGGCAAGAAATGGCAAACATTGTCAATCAACACGATCTTTGTATCGTATATTCGATCCCTTCAAAAGGACATCCTGAAGATTGCCAAGAAAACTTTTTGAAGTTACTTGACGCAATCAATATTAACAAAGCATTTATTAACGTAGATCATAAAGCAGCATCCATTGCACGTAATGCAAACCTCAAAGAGGTATGTGAAAAGATGGATGTGATTATGACGCATAGTATGGAAAACGATTTCTGTAAGTTTATGCGTAAAAACAAAATCATGGTTCCACTTAAGAAGATGGGACTTGGTTTTGACTACGATGGTCATAGAGCAAAATACTGGAAACCTATTCATGCACAGCAAAGAAGCATGGTACGTTGGATTGGTCGTACTGCCATGTGGAAAGGTCCTGCTCTCATGATTGATTTCCATCAAGATGCTCTTATGGAATCTGAATTCATTACAGTCCTTGAAGGCCTTGAAGCCTCGATTCAGTATCCTCTTGTTCTCTATCGTGATAACAAAGAAAAGGAACCTAAGGATCGTAGGATTGTAGAAAACTATTTTAGGCCTGAAAAAAAGCATGGCGAGTTTGGTAAATTCAAACCTGAAATGTATGGCACTGAAACTGTAGGAAAAGGTTCATACCTTTATCCTCAATATATAAATGTAGATTGCATGAATAGACTCTCGCTATCTGCATTTGGTTCTGATCTTTATCACTTGAAAGCAGAAACTTATGGTAACAATATTGAAAACTGTCATGCCGAGATCGTAGCATCTGGCGCAGTTCCAATCTTTCATAAGCATTTTTGTGATAATGTGATTCATAAAGTTCAGGACAAACCCGTTAGTCATTGTACCAATACCGGCACTATTGGTCTTGATTATACTAACTTTGAAGAGTGCCGAGACCTGATGGTCAAACTAAAGAATGATCCATCGATGAGAGATGATTGGAGAGAAATGGCCTTTGAATTTTGGAAGCAACACTCAGATGGTGAGATGGTTGTGAAAGAAATCATTGAGTTAGCGACCTCTAATGAAACCCAACCACAAGGACTCGAGGAGTTTTTCGCATGAAAATTTTAATTACTGGAATGGCCGGCATGATCGGCTTTCATAGTGCACTTAAGTTGCACAGATCTGGACATGAAGTAGTGGGTATGGATAACTTCAATCCCTACTATGATCCACAACTCAAAGAAGATAGAGCTACTATTTTGGCTCAATCTACAGGCGTCGTCGTAGAAGAAGGCGACCTAGTTGACTATGACTGGGATAAAAACCTAGAAGGAGTTGACGCAGTACTTCACCTTGCAGCATATGCAAACCCAAGACATTCACTTGAGTTTCCGCAAATGTATATCGATACTAACATTACTGGTACGCAGCGTCTTATTGAAGCTACTCAAAAAGCCGGTACATCGAAAGTTGTATATGCATCGAGCTCATGTGTTATGCATGGCCAACCACTTCCATGGAATGAACATGATCGCCCAGGTCATCAAAACAATCCGTATGGCTGGTCAAAGCGTGCTAACGAATGTCAGTTTATGCATAGTACTCTAGACAATACTATTGGCTTACGTTTCTTTACTGTATATGGTCCTTACGGTCGACCAGATATGGCTTTGTTCCTTTTTGCTGATGCTATTTCTAATGGTACTGAAATGACACTTTATAACTATGGTGACATGAAACGTGACTTTACATATGTTGATGATATCGTTCAAGGCATTCAGATTGTTCTCGAAAAGGACATTCCTGGCCATGAAATCTTTAACATTGGATATGGTGAGCAAGTACAATTACTTGACTTTGTAGATTGTATTGAAAACGAGTTTGGTCGAAAGACTGAACGTAACTTACAACCAAAACACCCAGCCGATGTGCCGGAAACTTGGTCAGATACGACTAAGTTGAAAGCTTACGGGTATAACCCAACAACACCTATTGCAGCTGGAGTACATGAGTTCTGTAATTGGTACAAAAATTATTATGGAGTCAATTGATGAAAAAATTGAAAATGGCTATTGTAGGCTATGGCTTTGTAGGTAAAGCTGTAGCCTATGGATTTAACGATCATTCTGTAGAAAAAACGATTGTAGACCCAAAAGAAGGTGTTACTATCGATGATATTGAATGGAGTCATGACGTCACCTTTGTTTGCGTTCCAACTCCTATGGCAGATGACGGTTCTATTGATGCTACCATTTTACATGACGTAATGAAGAAACTTAAAAATTCTTCGTCTGGAATGATTGTACTTAAGTCAACTGTAACACCTGACATTGTGAAGAAAATCACAGAAGATAAAGTTATGGGTCACAGGATCGTTTACAATCCTGAGTTTCTTACTGAAAGACAAGCTAATGAAGATTTTATTAATCCGATTATGCATGTCTTTGGTGGTCATCCTGACGCAACACGAGAACTTGAAAGCATCTATGAAGAGCATAGCTTATGTAGGCCATGTGAAGTTCATCACATGAGTGCTGTTGATGCTAGCTTTGTAAAATATGGAATCAACTGTTTCCTTGCAACAAAGGTTCTTTGGTTTAACCAATATCTCGATATCGTAAAAGCCGGTGGAGGCAACTTTGGTAGAGTTATCAATGCTATTGGATCTGATAGCCGTATTAGTCAATCACACACGCGTGTACCTGGGTTTGACAATAAAAGAGGCTTCGGCGGAGCATGCTTCCCGAAAGATACTTCGGCTTTTAACACGTTTGCAAAAACGTTTTCTATTCTTGATAAAGTAATTGAAGAAAATAATAAGTATCGTAGTGAATACGATAAAGACGAAAGAGAATTGGAGCAAAACGTAAAATATGGCTAGTTATGCAAGTATCGTACCTTTGATTGGAGGAGAAACAATCGCAATGCAAAATGTATTCGGGACTAAACCTGAATACATATTATCGTATGAAGGATTTGAAGCAAATGATAAACACTTGGTTGAATACTATAAAAACGAAGTCCCCTATCATCTTATTCAAGGGGATTCAATACCTCAGGTTGAGTCTGTTGATGTTATTAACACTGTTTGCCCTTGTGCTGGCCTTAGCAGCCTTAGCACTACAAGTAACTCTAATGCTGCTGCTAATGATTGGATGCGCACCAGTGCTCGTCATGTACTCGGTACTTTACGGCCCAAGGTCTTTTGGGGAGAAAATGCACCACGACTCGCTAGCAAAATGGGAGAACCAGTTGTCAATGATCTTCGAGAAATCGCAAGAGAAAACGGATATAGCTTTAGCATGGTTAAAACAAAAAGCATCCTTCATGGACTTTCCCAAGTAAGAGATCGTGCATTTTATTTTTTCTGGAAAGGCGAAAAGGTACCCGTTTTTGAATATATAAAAAGGGAGCATAAAACGATTGAGGATACGATTCGTTCCGTGAAACGTGATCCAAGCGATCCAATGTCAATCCTTACAAACGATAATGTTCCGTCAAAAGACCCGTATTATCGTTACGTTCTTGAAGTCATCGAGGGCGGGATATCCCACACGAACTTTCAAGACAAAATTACAAAAAGCGCAGATGTAAAGCACTACATTGAAGATAGCGGTGTTACGTATGACAAAGTATCACAATGGATGCTTGCCAATGGCTTTGACAAACAAGCAACTCGATGCATGACAATGTATGAAAAGCTAAAAGCCGGAGGAAACATCATGCGTAGAGGTGTTATTGTTCCGAAGGATTATATTGGTGCTTTTGTTGGTGCCTTTCCAACGATGCTTACACATCCTGATGAAGACAGATTCCTTACTATCCGTGAATGCTTGTCTATTATGGGACTGCCTGAAGATTTTATCTTACAAGGCGGAAAGAAAAACATCAATCACATTTGTCAAAACGTACCAGTTACAACTGCACAAGACATGGCAGACCATGTACATAGGTTTGTAACGGGTAGGCTTGACAACCAGCTTATTGAAACACCTTTTATGGTGCAAGATAATAAGACTCAAACAAAAGAAGTTGAAAGAAGTAGTGTACAACTCGATCAATTTATGGTATAATACTACTATATTATCAGGAGATATGAATGTCAATAATGGATAAACTAAAGAAGAACTCAAAAGTCAAAGAGACCGCAGTGCTCAGTGACTCACAGTTCTTCCGTGATAAAGATTATGTAACCACCGACGTGCCTATGATTAACGTAGCACTTTCCGGTGATACCGAAGGCGGGCTTACATCAGGACTTACAGTCTTGGCCGGTCCTTCAAAGCACTTCAAAACATCATTCGCATTGAAGATGGCAAGTGCATATTTGAAAAAGCATGATGACGCAATCTTGCTTTTCTATGATAGTGAGTTTGGTTCACCTCAAGCTTACTTTGAAACTTTTGGCATCGATGTAAATAGAGTTCTACATACTCCTATTACCGATGTTGAAAAACTTAAGTTTGATCTTGTCTCACAGCTCGAAGAAATCGATCGTAATGACAAGGTTATTATCGTGATTGACTCAATCGGCAACCTTGCATCGAAGAAAGAATTGGAAGATGCACTTAATGAAAAGTCTGTTGCTGATATGTCACGAGCAAAAGCACTTAAAGGTTTGTTCCGTATGGTTACACCATATCTAACTATGAAGAACATCCCATTGCTTGCAGTCAATCATACATATCAAGAAATCGGTTTGTTCCCTAAGGCAATTGTCTCAGGTGGCACCGGTATTTACTACAGTGCAGATAATATTTGGATCATTGGTCGTCAACAAGACAAACAAGGCCAAGAGATTAAAGGTTATCATTTTGTTATTAATGTAGAGAAATCGAGGTTTGTACGTGAAAAATCAAAAATCCCTATCTCCGTTTCTTGGGAAGGTGGCATTCAACGCTGGTCAGGCTTGCTTGATGTTGCTATGGCTGGCAACTATGTTGCCAAACCAAGCGCTGGTTGGTATTGTCGAGTGGATCGTGAAACTGGCGAACTAATGGAATCAGCCGGAAAAGTAAGAGAAAAAGAAACTCTTACTGAAGAGTTCTGGAAGCCAATCTTCGAACAAACGGACTTCAAAGAATATATCAAGTCAAGTTATCAAATTGGTACTACAGCTCCAGAACTGGAGGAAGAAGATGATAACGAATGATGACTACACATTCATGGAAAATGCCGACTATCCTGATAACTGGGTTGTCAGGATTAAAACCGGCAAATACACAGATGTAGCATACGCATATGGAAAGGTGCAAGCGAAGGTCAAAGATAATGAAGGCCTCGCTTCACTTGACTTTAAATATGCAGTTATTGAAAATCCAACCGGAGAGAACCTTGATAATAATCAAGACTTCGGTAATCATATTGGTGACATCTTGCAACATATTATTGCAGATGCTTTTGAAACAGGTAATTATAAGGTAGGCGATGGAAGCGAACATTCAAACAACAATTCTGAGAAGCCTAATTAATGACGAAGACTATACCCGCACAGTAATCCCTTTCCTCAAGAAAGAATACTTTGAAAATAACCACAGGGTTGTATTTGACTCTGTAGTCGACTTTGTTAATAGGTACAACAAACTTCCTACACAGGAAGCACTTACTATCGAATTGTCAAATGCAAATATTCATGACGGACCGGGTGTATCCGAAGTCATGAGTCAAGTATTTACAAAGACAGAAGTCAATAAAGATTGGCTTATTGATGAAACTGAAAAGTGGTGTCAAGATCGTAGCATTTATCTTGCGATCATGGAATCAATCAGCATTATTGATGGCAAGCATAAGACTATGCAAAAGGATGCTTTGCCATCTTTGCTATCTGATGCACTTGGTGTTTGTTTTGATACAAACGTAGGTCATGATTATATTGACAACTCAGAAGATCGTTATGAGTTTTATCATACAATTGAAGATCGTATTCCATTCGATCTCGAATACTTCAACAAAATCACAAAGGACGGTCTTCCAAACAAAACTTTGAATGTTGTGCTTGCTGGTACCGGCGTAGGTAAGTCACTGTTCATGTGTCACCAAGCAGCATCCGTTTTGTCACTTGGTAAGAATGTCTTGTATATTACTATGGAAATGGCAGAGGAACGTATTGCAGAACGTATCGATGCTAACCTTATGAATATCCCGATTGATCAACTTGAATCATTATCCAAGGCAATGTTTGAAGATAAGATTGCTAAGATTGCACAAAAGAATATTGGCAAACTTATCATTAAGGAATATCCTACAGGTGCTGCTCACTCAGGTCACTTCCGCGCATTGCTCAATGAACTCAAGTTAAAACGTAATTTTGAACCTGACATTATTTTTATTGATTATCTCAATATCTGTGCTAGTTCAAGAATGAAAGGTCTTGGTGGTTCAATCAATACATATTCATATGTAAAGGCAATCGCCGAGGAACTACGCGGTCTGGCGGTGGAGTTTAATCTTCCTATTGTTACAGCTACTCAAACTACAAGATCTGGTTACTCAAACTCAGATGTTGGATTGGAAGATACTTCAGAATCATTCGGTTTGCCGGCCACAGCCGATTTGATGTTTGCTTTGGTATCTACCGAAGAACTTGAAAAGCTTGGTCAAATTATGGTAAAACAATTGAAAAATCGTTATAATGATCCAACTCAAAATCGAAGGTTTGTTATTGGTGTTGACAGGGCAAGAATGAAGCTATATGATGTAGAAGAATCCGCTCAAACACTGACCGAAGACACTCCTGTGTTTGATAAAACAGCCATGGGTGAGCGCGAAAGTAAGGACTTTTCAGGGTTCAAATACTAAAAAAATAAAAAAAAACGTAAGTAGTTGATTTTAAAGGTAAACAAAATGCATTTTTTTGTTTACTTTTGCGCGTTTCTGTGGTAGAATATATCTACAAAATGAAAAAAGATGGAGAAAATAATGAAAATTCAAAAGAAAATCGAAGACATCAACTTTACTACCGTTAACGTATACGGTACAGAGATGCCTGTCTCTGACCCTATCGTTATGGCATCAGCCGCTGGCTGGTATGTCGGTGCGGTCTGTAAAGACCCCGAGTGTGGTGGCATGATTGTCCCATACGACAGGTATAGCGGATATTTCGCTACACCTGAGGAGGCTGCAGCATGTCTGTAGTCTCACCGGTAAAACAACTTAGAGTTGGCCAAACCGTTGGCAGCAAACATGGTACTGCCAAGGTGAGGAAAATCGAGCTTTGCGAAAAGCCCGGTGATAAGTATGGCATTAAGATGAATGCTGTTTGGCTTGATCTTCTTGATCGAGTTGTAGTTGATTTAGATAATGATCACTGGTCTATTGGCAGTGACTTGACAATTGGAGGATATAATGATTAGATTTTGTCTTGGCTTTTTTCTTGTAATCCTGTCATCAGGTGTAAATGATGACCAACCGCTCTGGATGATTCCAGCAATCGCAATCCCGGGTTTGATCCTAATGTTTTGGTCAATCCCAGCACTTAACAGAATGGAGGACTAATATGCCGTTATGTGTACCTTATAATCGTGCTGCTAAATATGGCACTTCGTTTATCGGAACTTTCTACTATGATGATCCGTCTGATATGCATCAGCTTGATAATGTTCGTAAAATGGTTTCGAATATGAATAAAGATCTGAAAATCGCAAATAAAGATTATCAGTTCTATGTTAAGTGTCAAGGTCGTCTTGGCAAAAATAATCCAAACGCTTGGAAGTACAAGCGTGGTGGAACCTACGGACCTAATGCTGGTTCTATTAGGTTGTCAGACGCTACTCGTGTTGACGCTTACATTTATCGCAGGAATCCTTGGTAATGGTTTTCTGTTGGGTAGAGGGTGGTAGCCCTAAACAAAAGCGTATGGTTAAAGAAGCATTCTTCTTTGCTATGAAAGAACTTATGCCACGCAAGAAGAACTTGGATGTCCAGTTCTTTTTGAAGTGGCGTTTGGAAGCTGATGGCTACCACTGCTTTATCGATAGAGGAGAGCATGAGGTCGAACTCAAAAGAACTATGAATGATGAAGATCTCATTACAGCCGTTTTTCATGAAATGGTTCATGTACGACAGTACGAAAGGAATGTTCCTACAGATTTTGACTTGCCATATCTTGAAAGACCTACTGAAATTGAAGCATATGAGCTTCAAGAATCAATGTTTGAAAAGTATAAATATAGTCATGGAAGCGTTTAAAACATATCTGGAGGAAGGCATGAGACCATTGTCACCTGCTGAGTGGGATAAGCCCAACTCACAGACACGTGAAGCTCGCACTGATATCCTCAAAAGACTTATTCAGCAAAAGGCTGATATTGTAACCGTTGATGGAGACAGCATAAAGCTGGCAAACGATGAACGTAATTTTGGTTCAATTAAAGATTTTGAAGACAACCCAGGCAAAGCATTCACACTTTATAAAATGAATGGAGACACAATCTCAAGCTCAAAGATTGCAAAGGCTCCAGTGTTTGGCGGCGGTAAAGGTGCCGGCGGAGGAACAGAAAACACAGCATACGCAGAGTCACAGCAATGTTTCTACCTTGCGGCTATGCTTAAGAATAAAAACAAACCTATTGAATTTTTTACACCCGAAGTACTTGAAGCTACAAAGAGTAAAGTTGATACGGGTAAAACAGATTTAGAAACCGCGCTTGATAAGCTTGACCCATCATGGGGAGTATCAGCTTACCTTTCAGCGCAGGCTTTGATTAAACAAGGATACGTTAATAGCAAGATGACGTTCCATCGCGATTCTGCAGAAATGCGATACATTTATCTTGCCAAGAAGACAGCATTTAAAAACAGCGGGTTGTCGCCTTTATCTGATGATAAGTGGAACCCCGGTGATATTTGGGCTATTGACCCAAAGGTAAATCTTAAGAGAGATCTGGATGTTACGTCAGTTGCAGCACTGAACAACTCCATCTTTAATCTGTTCGAAAAGCGCCTGCTTATTCCGATCTCTCTTAAGATTGTTAAAAAGAAAGCAAAGATTGTAGTGCAGACTCCTAACAGAGCTGACACTCCAACATACAGATTTAGTAAAGCATTGTTGCAATCTGGTCGTGGTAACTTCTGGTCAAGTAAAACTGGAACTATTAAGTATAGCCACGGTGAAATGGTAATTAAAGCAAATGCAGCTATGGCCACTTCAAAGGTTGAAATTTCAGGTAAAACTGCGCGCGCAGGCGGAGCTGGCTGGGGTGTATGCGTTGAATTTGCAAAGAGGTATATGAGCGAAACAATTCCTCTACATCCTTTTATTAAAAGCCAAGCAATCAAAATCACGAAAGGTGATAAGACAGCTATTAAGAACTTCAAAGCAATGTCAGTCAAAGTTGATAGATCTGTTGGAGCAAACTTTGAAGCTGAGCTGGCAAAGAAAGATAAGATTTGGGTTGCTTCTAAATTAGCAGCAGTCATGCTTACATATTATATTGTAACTAACAAAGGTAAGAAAGCAGATGCTTTCATTAATGCTCTTGTCAACTACGCAGCTTCAACTTCTGAAGATGCATGTATACACATCGTTGTAAAGGAATAAAGATGCTTAAGGGTTTCAACCAATATCTCAAGGAAGATAAAAATACTCACATGACTCATATTGAAGATCGTGTGATTTATGGTGGAGTCAAAGGAGCAAGAGATGCTATCCTTGGGCTAAGAGCTTTACGAGATATGTTGGCTGGATCTGCTAAAAAAGAAACAAATGTTACTGTAAAGTGGGACGGCGCGCCCGCCGTGTTCGCGGGCACGGACCCGCGCGACGGGAAGTTCTTTGTAGCTAAGAAAGGTATCTTCAATAAAGAACCAAAGGTATATAAGAACTATGCCGACATTGAAGCAGATACAAGCGGTGACTTGACTGACAAGTTGAAAGCAGCATTTGACGCATTGAAAGATGCAGGAATTAAGAATGTCATTCAAGGTGACATCATGTTCACAAAGAAAGATCTTAAGAAAGAAAAGATTGACGGACAGAAATATGTTACGTTTCATCCAAACACGATTGTGTATGCTGTACCAGCTGATTCGGATTTAGCTAAAAAGATTACATCTTCGAACATCGGCATTGTTTTTCATACAGCATATAACGGCGATTCTTTTGAATCGATGAAAGCATCATATGATGTAAATGTTGATAAACTCAAAAATAAGAAAGGACTCTGGGCAGATGATGCAAATCTTCGTGACGTGTCTGGAACTGGAACCTTTACCGCGGCCGACACGAAGGAAGTCACTAAAGCGTTGTCGAACGCCGGGAAGATATTTAAAAAGATTGCTTCTACTACTCTTAAGGAAATTGAGAGGAATCAAGAATTTGCTAAAATCATTGAAACCCACAACAACAAGTACGTAAGAGCAGGACAAAAGGTTACCAATACCCGTAAACACGTAGACAACCTGATTAAATTTATTCAAGACAAATACCAAAAAGAGATTGACAAAAGATCAACTCCTGCTGGTAAAAAGAAACAAGAAGAGTCGAGAGATGCTTTGCTTAAGTTTTTCTCGCCTCGTAATAAAACTAATCTAAAACTTATCTTCGATTTGCAAAATGCAATCGTCGATGGGAAACTTACGATTATAAATAAACTAAATAGATTATCTAATATGAACACCTTTATCAAAAAGAAAAATGGATTCGAAGTAACCGGAGTTGAAGGTTATGTTGCAATCGATAAAATTGGTGGAGGTGCTGTTAAATTAGTTGATAGGTTGGAGTTTTCTACAAACAACTTCAGCCCAGACGTTATAAAAGGCTGGGACACTCCGTCCCGATCCTAATGGAAACTGCGGAAAGAAGAGATGTTAAGTTTTAAAGAACACATGGATGAAGCGATGACCATTCAGCAACGTGTAAAGCTGAAACAAACTCTTCGTCGGAATAAGGCAAAGATTGCCCTTGGTAGAAAGCGAGCTATGAAAAAGATCGCTTCACCGGAAGTATTGAAGAATCGATCTAAAAAACAAGCTCGAAATATCTTCCTTAAGAAACTTCTGAAAAACAAGGACAAGACAGACTTGTCATATTCTGCACGTCAGTCATACGAAAAGATTCTCCAGCGTAAGTCTGGTGCAATCGAAAGGCTGGCTAAAAAACTACTTCCACAAGTTCGCAAGCGGGATCGAGAAAAGTTGAAGCCCAAAGGTGGACAAGGGAATGCTAGTTAAAAGTTTTTCACAATATGTAACTGAAGATACAAAAGCGATTACGATCGCTTGGGGTCGTTTTAACCCTCCAACTATTGGTCATGAAAAACTTATGACTGCAGTAGCCAAAGTTGCCAAAGGATCTGCATATCGTATCTATGCAACTCAATCCAACGATCCTAAAAAGAATCCTCTTCCCTATAAAGACAAAATCAAATATATGCGTAAGATGTTTCCAAAACACGCACGCGGTATTGTGATTAATACGAAGGTCCGTACTATTATGGATCTTTGTAGTGCATTATACAAAGAAGGTTATACAAGCATTAATGTTGTAGCAGGATCAGATAGAGTTGCCGAGTACGAAGCACTGATCAACAGGTATAATAAAGAAAAAGGCCGACACGGCTTTTATAATTTTGAATCAATTAATATTGTTTCAGCTGGCGTAAGGGATCCTGATGCTGAAGGTGCAACCGGTATGAGTGCATCTAAAATGCGTAAAGCTGCTGAAAACAATGACTTTCAAACATTTTCAAAAGGATTGCCTAAAGGATTTAGAGAAGGCCAAAAGCTTTTTAATGATGTGCGTAAAGGCATGAATCTTAAAGAGTCATACGAATATCGTCAACACATTCAATTGGAAAAAGTTTCTGACACTCGTGAAGAATACGTCCAAGGTAATCTATACGAATCAGGCGATCTTATCGTCGTAAAAGAATCTAATGAGATTGGAACTATCATCCAACTCGGAACAAACTACGTATTGGTGGAAACTATGAACGGCAAATTTAGAATGTGGCTTGACCAGATCGAGCCTCTCGAAGAAAAAACAACAAGTCCTCAGGATCCAGATATTAAAGATCGTGAAGGTACACAGCCAAAAGCTTATCACGGTAAAGATGCTAAAGGCAGAGAAATGTCAAAGTCTACAAAGCAAGCGAGAGACAGACATTTCAAGAAAGGTGCAGAAATGGATGACGATAATCCTGCTGCATATAAGCCAGCTCCCGGTGATAAGGGTGCTAAGACTAAGCCGTCTAAACATACAAAGAAATTTAAACAAATGTACGGAGAAGACATGCGCTCATTTAAACAACACATGGAAGAGGGCAAAGCTGATGCTGCTCTCAAGAAAAAGGCAGACAAATCAGGCATGCCTCTTGGCGTACTGAGACAAGTTTACAACCGTGGCGTCGCTGCTTGGAGAACTGGCCATCGCCCTGGTACTACACCACAACAATGGGGTCTTGCAAGAGTCAACTCATTTGTCACTAAGTCATCTGGCACATGGGGTAAAGCAGATAAAGACCTTGCAGCAAAAGTAAGGGGCAAATGATGAAATCATTCAAAGAGGTATATGAACTCGGCACAGACGAGTATACTAAACACACAAAAGATATGACACCGGGACAAAGCGAAGGTATGTCACCGGCTGAAAAAAGAGCACACGCTAAAGCAATCGCAGACTTTAAAAAGCGTGGAGGCAAAGTTACAAAGCTTCCTCCGGGTAAAGCTGCCGGCTATCATGGAAAAGACGACCTAGGTAAAGATACCTTTGGAATGCTGAGTAAAAGCGATTCAGGTAAATTCAAAAAAGGTAAAAAGGTACGTCCAATGAGAGCACAGAACGAGGAAGCTCAAGTTGACGAAGCTACCGACGTTTATGACAAGGGCGGAATTCAAATTACTAGAACTGCTTTAAAAGGCGGTGTTGGTTTTCAAATCAACTATGGTGAAAGAGGTAGGTATATTCAGGTCCTTAAAAAGGATATGGGTACCCTAATGAAAGCAATGCAAATTGCAGCAAAGGCGAAGTAATGTATAATTGGGCAGTATTTTTTGTAGCAATGTTTGCAATCTCTTTGGTAGGTTGCACAGCAATTCCACCTCTTGACAATCCAGATATTTCATTTGGTAGAAAATGTCAAGATGATGGTTCATGGAGCTTTGTCTGGATTCACGATCATGATGCAGGTTTAACAGCAAGCAAAGAGAAGTGTGATGATTAAGTTTAAATCCTTTATCTCTGAAGGCCCAGGCAAGAAACCAGAGTCATGGGAAGCAGGCTACAAGCGCAGGGTTGTAAAGACTACTAAGCCTGAGCATAAAGAAAAAGGTTATAAGTGGAGAATCAAAGGTAAGGAAAGACCTGAGATCTCGATTAAGTTGTATAGAGAAAAGCCATCACAGGCAGAATTTAACAAACAAATGAGGCGTGTTGCAGGACACGAGTTCGGTGGATAATATGAAAAAATTTAACAGATACGTAGAGATTGATGAGCAGTGCGAAAGCTGTAATCTTTACGAGGATCTTGAGATTACCGAAGCCGAGTATCAAGGTAAAAAGGTAAAGCTCAATGACCCAATCCGTACGAGCGAAAATCCTAATAAAAAGTTTAAAGTTTATACTATGGGTCCTAACGGCAAAGTTGTTGTTGTACGTTTTGGTG